AATCACAGCAGCTGTTAACTCAACTGGTTTCAAAGGATTCTTTCCTTGCAACGGTGTATTAGGAATGTCAGGCGGAGCAACTACTGCTTCTACTGCAACTCCTGATGAAGTTGAAGTTGTATTAAGCGGTGATCCAGGAGCAACTGGTGCTACAATCGTGATGAAATTCATCGGCGTAGCAAGTTCTTCAGACGCTAGCTAATAATTAATTAATGGAGCACCTTCGGGTGCTCCTAAAATTTAGGAGAACAAAAATGAGTTTTAAAAGCGATATACAAGCAACAAGATCAACAGCAGCAGCTGGAGCAACAGCAATAGTTGCGCAACCAATAAGATTAAGAGGTATTATAATTGCTTCTGATGGTGTTGGAGCAGGTGTTCTTGAATTAAGTACAACTTCAAATGCTGGAGCAACTTTATTTATTGGAGATGTTCCAAACGGAGATGTAATTAATTTTTCTTTTCCAGAAGATGGAATTTTATTTCCACAAGGAATTTACTGCAAAACTAAAACTAATGTTGCGGCTTATACATTATTAACAGATAAATATTCTGGTCCGAATTTAACAGCGTAGGAGGCTTAAATGGCTAACACTACTTCGGGAACATATACTTTTGATAAAACTTTTTCTATTGATGAAATCATAGAAGAAGCATACGAAAGAATTGGTATGCAAGGCGTATCTGGTAATCAATTAAAATTGGCCAGACGTTCTTTAAATATCATGTTTCAAGAATGGGGTAACCGAGGACTTCATTATTGGGAAATAGGAAATAATTCTTTAACCTTAGTACAAGGTCAATCTGTTTACACAATGTATAGAGCGACTTCTGATGGCACATCAGATGCGACAGCTATTTATGGTGTTTCAGATGTATTAGAAGCTTCTTACAGAAACTCATCTAGTGTTGATACTCCACTTACAAAAATAGATAGATCTACATATCAAGGACTTGCAAATAAAACTTCACAAGGAACACCTTCTCAATATTTTGTACAAAGATTTATTGATAAAGTTACAATCACTTTATATTTAACTCCTGGTGCTTCTGAAGCAGGTAATTTTATTAATTACTATTATGTAAAAAGAATTCAAGATGTTGGATCTTATACAAATGCAACAGATATTCCTTTTAGATTTGTTCCTTGTATGGCTTCTGGTTTAGCATTTTATTTATCACAAAAATTTGCTCCACAAAGAACACAAGAATTAAAATTATTCTATGAAGATGAATTAGCTAGAGCATTAGCTGAAGATGGTTCACCTTCTAGTACATTCATTTCACCAAAAACTTATTATCCAAATGTCTAATTTTTCAAAAGGTAAATATGCACAATTCATTTCTGATCAATCAGGTATGGCATTTCCATACAAAGAAATGGTTACACAATGGGATGGATTAAGAGTACATGTTTCTGAATTTGACCCTAAACAACCACAATTAGAACCAAAACCACACGGTGCAGATGCTCAAGGTTTGCCACAAGCTAGACCTGCTAGAACTGAACCACCAACTGCAGATCTATTAACTTCAAATCCATTTAATTTACCTTCAGGTTTAACATCTAAAATAGTTGTTAATCATCCTAATAGTGGAATACAAGTAAATGATCAGGTAAGATTAACTGCAACGGCAGGAATAGGAACAATAGATACCACTTTAATTTCAACTGCAATAACAGTCCAAGGTTTAGAATTATCTACAACACTTGCAGCAGATATAACAGCTTCAGATACTACTCTAATAACAGTAGATGCTTTAGCACAAACAGATACTACAGGTGGATTTTTAATAATTGAAAAAATAAATTCAACTACTGGTCTATTTGATAATGAAATCATCCAATACACATCTAGAGATGTTCTACCTGGTAAAACATTTTCTGGTTTAACTAGAGGAACAAATGTTCCATTTAGAGGTATAACACCTGCTAATACTACAGCAAGTTCACATTCTGCAGGAGCAAAAATTTATTTTTCAAGAAAAGTGCTTTCTTTAAACAGCACAAATGGTTATAATTTATTTAACGGAAATGGAAGCACTGTTTTTGGCAGTTATGATGGAGGAGGAGAAAACTGTACATCTGGACCATTAAATGATATAGGGTAATTATGGCAGGATTTACATACACAACATTAACAACAGCAATTCAAAATTACACAGAAGTAAGCAGTTCTGTTTTAACTTCTACGATTACAGATCAATTTATTGAAAATGCTGAATTTAGAATTTTAAGAGACGTACCTATTGATGCATATAAAAAACAATCAATTGGTAATTTAGTTACAGGTCAAAGTACAATAAACGTACCTGCTAAAACTTTATTTGTTAAAGGTGTTCAAGTATATAATTCAACTTCTGCTTCTACAGGTACTAATTCTTGGTTAGAAAAGAAGGATGAAAGTTATTTACAAGAATATATTCCTGCAGAAACATCTACAGCATTTCCTAAATATTATGCTATGTTTGGTGGAGCAACAGGTGTAACAGATACTACTTCTGGAAGACTATTTATAGCTCCTGTACCAGATGATACTTATATTTTTAAGATTCATTATGAAGCTATTCCTGATGGATTATCTAGCTCTAATGCTACAACTTATATAAGCCAATACTTTGGAAATGGCTTACTTTATGCTTGTTTAGTAGAAGCTTATGGATATTTAAAAGGTCCAATGGATATGTTGACACTTTATGAAAATAAGTATAAAGAAGAAGTAAACAAGTTTGGAATGGAACAACTTGGTAGACGTAAACGAGACGACTACACAGATGGGACAGTTAGGATAACAATACCATCAACAACACCTTAAGGAGTTTATTATGGCAATTACATCAGCGATATGTTCTAGTTTTAAACAAGAACTTTTACAAGGCAAACACGATTTTGATACATCTGGTTCAGGTGGTGATACTTTTAAAATTGCACTTTACACAAGTTCAGCAACTTTAGATGCAACAACAACTGATTACTCAGCAACAAATGAAATTACAAACACAGCAGGTTCTGCATATGTTGCAGGTGGACAAGCTTTAACAAACACTGGAGTTGGTTTAACTTCAACAACTGCGTTTACAGATTTTTCTGATGTGTCTTGGACTTCAGCTTCTTTCACAGCTAACGGCGCATTAATTTATAATACAACAACAGATGGTGGCACTGGCACAACAGATGCTGTTTGTGTAATTGCTTTTGGTTCTGACAAGACAGCAACAAACGGAACTTTCACAATTCAATTCCCTACAAACGATTCGTCAAACGCAATCATAAGATTAGCATAGGAGTAGCTCATGGCTGGATGGGGTAGATTTACCTGGGGCCAAGCTTACTGGGGCGAAGATGAACTTCTCGCTACTGGTTGGGGTGCTAAAACATGGGGCGCTGGAGATTGGGGAACTTTAGCAAATGAAACTGTTCTAGTTTCTGGACAAGAAATAACCGCTACATACAATCCTGCAATAACTATCACAGCTGAAATTAATACTGGTTGGGGTGGAAAAACTTGGGGAGAAAATAACTGGGGTGATTTAACAAGTATAACAATTAGCATTCCTGGTTTTGAAGTTTCATCAACATTAAATACTGCATTAGATATATCTGGTAATGGATTAGTCAATACAACTGGAATAGAAGCATCATTTACAATTGGTACAGTTACCATTACAGCAGATGCAAATACTTCTATTACAGGTCAAGAAATTACATCAGCGCAAGGAACATCTACAGTTGATGTATCAGTTACACCTACAATTACAGGTCAAGAAATTACAGCAGCTATTGGTGTAATAGATCCTGCAGATCAAGTTATTGGTTTAACAGGTTTATCAATTACATCAACACAAGGTACAGCTGTTGCTCCAAATGAAGACGTATCTGTAACTGGTTTTGAAATTACTTCAGCTCAAGGTACATCAATAGTTGACACAAGAACTTTTGTATTACCTACTGGCTTCTCGCTGACATTATCTGAAGGCTCAGTAATAGTTCCAAATGATGCTGTATCTTTAAATGGTTTCCAAATAGATACTCAGTTAGGAATTATAGTAGGATCAGGTTCAGTAGCTGTTCAACCAACAGGAATAGAAGCTACAATGTCTGTTGGTATAGTAGATCCTGCAGATCAAGTTATTGGTTTAACAGGTCTATCGTTTAATGCTTCTATTGGAAATATAGCAGAAATTGACGATCAAGTTGTAGGATTACCAAGCTTTACTGTAACTTCAACATTAGGAACACCTTTTATCATCCATTATCAAGATGTTGACACAGGTTCAAATACATCATATAGTGGCGCTTCAACGGGTTCGAATACATCTTATTCGGATGTTGCAACTGGATCAAATACAAGTTATAACGATGTAGCAGCATAGGAGATTTATGGCATCAACATACAATTATTTAGGTATAGAACTTATGGCAACTGGCGAGAACGCTGGTACATGGGGGAATAAAACAAATACAAATTTAAATATTATTCAACAAGCCGCAACAGGTTATCATTCACAATCTATTGCAGGTGGCGCACAAACAACAGCATTATTAATTACAGATGGTGACGACACAACAAGTGGCCTAACTAACGCTGCAAGAAATGTTGTAATAGAATTAACAGGTACAATTACAGGAAATCAAATTGTAACTATTCCTAACGGAACAGAAAAATTATATATTTTTAAAAATTCAACTTCAGGCGCATACACAGTACAAATTAAAGGTGCTTCAGATGCAGGTTCAGGTACAACTTTCTCAGCTACTGATAAAAGTACTAAGATGTTATACATCGATGGACAAGATGTTACTGAAGTACAATTAGCATCACCTCCAGGTGGTTCTGATACACAAATTCAATTTAACTCAGGTGGAACTGCATTTGGTGGTTCTGCTAATTTAG